ATGGTATGGGCAACCCAGGCAAGGTACCTATACAAGAATTACAGTCAAGTTCAGGTGGTGCTAAAATACAAAGCTTAATACAGACTTATCAATACTACTTACAACTCATAAGAGATGTAACCGGACTTAATGAAGCAAGAGATGGATCTATGCCTAATGCTGATTCATTAGTAGGCTTACAAAAGCTAGCTGCTGCTAATTCAAATGTAGCTACAAGACATATAATGCAAGGTGGATTATTTTTAACATTAAAAACTTGTGAAAATATATCTTTGAGAGTTAACGATGCTTTACAGTTTCCTATAACTAAAATGGCTTTAGAGCAAAGTATTAGCATGTATAATGTGGCTACGTTGATGGAAACTCAAGATACTCAATTAAGAGACTTTGGTATATTCATAGAATTAGAGCCAGATGAAGAGGATAAAGCTCAACTAGAACAAAACATTCAAGTATCTTTACAAACTCAGTCTATAGACTTAGAAGACGCAATAGATATAAGGCAAATAAACAATTTAAAGTTAGCTAACGAATTACTTAAAAAACGTAGAAAGCAAAAGCAGAAGAAAGATCAGGAAATGCAGCAAGCTAACATAGAAGCTCAAGCTCAAGCAAATGCTCAAACTACTGAAGCTGCAGCAATGGCAGAAGTGCAGAAACAACAAGCTTTAGCAGAGACATCAATACAAATAGAAAAAGGCAAGTCTCAGTTTGAGATACAAAGAATGCAAATTGAAGCTCAAATTAAAAAACAATTAATGGCTGAAGAGTTTAACTACAATATGCAACTAAGTAGAGCTCAAGCTAGTAATAAAGCTGCTAAAGAAAAAGAAATTGAAGATAGAAAAGATAACAGAACTAAGCTTCAAGCAACTCAACAAAGTGAGATGATCTCACAGAGGAAAAATGACGGTACTCCAATAAATTTTGAATCATCTGGTAATGATGTATTAGGTGGTTTTGGATTAGAAGAATTTGGACCTCAATAATTTTATATTAACTATTATATTATATTATGTCAAAAGAAAAATCAGAAACAAAGGAGGCTCCTGACGGAACTCTGGAACAGGGTGAATTTAAATTAAAAAAGAAACCTAAAAAATTAACACAACAAGAAGAAACAACTAAAGTTGATTTAACAAAAAAAGAGGAAGATGCCAATACAGAGCCAAGCACAGTGGACGTACCTACAGAAGAACCTACCGGAAGTATTCAAGAAGTTGAAATATCCGAACCAGAGGTTCAGCAAACTGAAGAAAAGAGCGAAGAAAAAGTAGAAGAAAAAGAAGAAGAAGTTACTGTAATAAACGAAGTAACAGAGGAAGAGGCTCCTCAAGAAAAACCTGTTAAAGAAACAACACCTAAAATAACAGTACCTAAAAATATAGAAAAGCTTTTAAGCTTTATGGAAGATACTGGTGGTACTTTAGATGATTATGTTAATTTAAATAAAGACTACTCTAAGTATGATAATGAAGAAATACTAAGAGAATATTATAAAAAGACTAAACCTCACTTAGATTCTGAAGAGGTTGGATTCTTAATAGAAGACAACTTTGCTTGGGACGAAGATGAGGATTCAGAGCGAGACGTAAGAAAGAAAAAACTTGCTTTGAAAGAAGAAATTGCTGAAGCTTATAATTTTTTAGAAAGTTCTAAGAGTAAATATTACGACGAGATCAAGTTGAGACCGGGCGCTACTCAAGAACAGCAAAAAGCTATGGACTTCTTCAATAGGTATAACAACGAACAAACAGCACAAAAAGAAAGATACAGTAGGTTTACTAAAGGTACTGAAGATTTTTTCAAAAAAGATAATTTCAAAGGTTTTGATTTTAACGTTGGAGAAAAAAAGTTCAAGTATAATCTTAGTAATTCCGAAAGTGTGGCTCAAGATCAAGCTGATCTCGGTAATTTTGTTAAGAAGTTCTTAGATAAAAACGGAGAAATCACTGATTATAAGAAGTACCACAAAGCTCTTTACGCTGCTAATAACACTGACAAGCTTATAAATCATTTTTATGAACAAGGTAAAGCTGATGCTGTTAAGGAAATGTCTGCTAAATCTAAAAACATAACTTTAGATGAAAGACCAACTAACAACGGTAATGTTTTTGTTAATGGTATAAAAGTAAGAGCAATAAGTGGTGTTGATAGTTCTAAGTTAAAAATTAAAACAAAAAATAAAACTTAAAACAAAAAATCATGGGATTTAAAACTGGTGGGGCTTTCCCCGCGTCGATTACGCCAATGCCTGAAAAGATTGCGCAACCGACAAATTATATAAACTTCCAAAATGATGCAGGAACTGGTTCTGGAGCTGGTAAAGCTGAATTTACTCAGTGGTTACAACAGTACCTACCTGAATTATATGAATCGGAAGTAGAAAGATACGGAAACAGAACTTTATCTGGTTTCTTGAGAATGGTAGGAGCTGAAATGCCAATGACTTCTGATCAAGTTATTTGGGTTGAGCAAAATAGATTACACATCGCTTATGATAATGTAGATAATAACGGAACTGATACTTTAACTATTCCAAATGGTGAAAACAACGCTGTAAGAGCTAATCAAACTATTGTTGTTTCTGATGGATTTAATACATTAAAATGTTTAGTTAAGTCTTCATCTTTACAAGCTATCACTGCTTTACCATATACTGCAAATAATCTATCTGGATTAGGTGCAAAAGTTAAGCTATTTGTTTATGGTTCTGAGTTTGCTAAAGGTACTAACGGAATGGTTGGTTCAATTAGTCCAGTTCCTCAAACTTACCAAAATTCACCAATCATCATGAAAGATAAATTTGAAGTATCAGGTTCTGATGCTGCTCAAATTGGTTGGATTGAAATAGCTACTGAAGATGGTTCTAATGGATACTTATGGTATTTAAAAGCTGAGTCTGAAACTAGATTAAGATTTGAAGATTATCTTGAAATGATGTCTGTTGAAGGTGAGCTTGCTGCTTCAGGTTCTGCTGCTCTTGATGACATGGGTGCTAATGGAGGTTTTACAACTTCTGTCAAGCCAAAAGGTACTCAAGGTTTATTTGCTGCTATCGAAGATAGAGGTAATGTATGGAACAATTTTGCTGGTGCTGCTGCTCCTGGAGCTGGTGCATTAGGTGATTTTGATGCTATTCTTAAGCAATTAGACAAGCAAGGAGCTATTGAAGAAAACATGTTATTCTTAAACAGAGCTACTGCTCTTGATTTTGATGATATGATTGCTGCTCAAGCTGGTGGAGGTTATGCTTCTACTCAAGCTGCTTCTTACGGTTTATTTGACAATGAAGCTGAAATGGCACTTAACTTTGGATTTGCAGGATTTAGAAGAGGTTCTTATGACTTCTACAAAACTGACTGGAAATACTTAAACGATGCTACTACTAGAGGTTTAACATCTGATATTGATGGTGTTATGGTTCCTGCTGGTACTACAACTGTTTATGATCAAATGTTAGGATCTAACATCAGAAGACCTTTCTTACACGTAAGATATAGAGCGTCTGAAGCTGATGATCGTAGAATGAAGTCTTGGATTACTGGTTCTGTCGGTGGTGCTTACACTTCTGATCTTGATGCTATGGAAGTACATTTCTTAACTGAAAGATGTTTAGTAACACAAGCTGCTAACAATTTTGTATTGTTTAAGTCAACTGTATAATTATTAACATTTTAAAGAATAGAAATTATGGGATATTTAAAGTTAAAAAAAGCTGGTGAATCATGTGATTTAATACCAGCTGGTAACATTGTATATGTTAAAGGTACAGAAGGTGCTGCTGAAAGTGGTGCTGGTCAATTAGACGGTGCTGCTCCTTATGTTGAGATAGTACGAGCAGTTTCAACACAAGCTGATAAGTTAATTGCTAACAAAGTAATAGTAGGCCCTGCTACAGGTGATGTTGCTACTACAACTTGCAAGAAAATTATGCAAGATGCTGTTAACGCTGCAATCATTAAAGCTGCTCAAGCCGAAGGCTTAGTAGTTGAAGTTGATTTTAGCGGAGTATTAACAGATGCTAATTACACTGGAACAACTTCGGATGTTACTAGTGCTGCTCCAATAGAGTACGATATTTCTGGAAGTTAATTCAGAAATTTAACAATAAGATCCCGCTTCGGCGGGGTCTTTATTAATTATTATATTATATTATATTATGGAAACAAAAGAAAAGAAAAAGCCTGTGGCTAAAGCCGAGGCAGCTCCAGAAGTAAAAAAAGATACTTGGGAGTATAAAGATAGAAATTATTATTTAACCTTTGATAAGGAACCTTTAACTTACAAATTAGCATCTAGACACACTTCTAGACATCCGCTAATGTGGTATGATCCAGAAAAAGGTTATAATAGAGAAATTAGATATGCTACTAACCAAAAGTCTATTTTTGTTGATGAACAGAATGGACCTGTAACTTTAGAGCATATAATGTTTGAAAATGGTACTTTAAGTGTACCTAAAGAAAAATCACAACTTCAAAAACTGCTTTCATTATACCACCCTAGTAAAGGAAAACACTATGATGAGTTTGACGCTGTTGAAGAAGCTAAAGATGATTTACAAGATTTAGAAAATTCATTAGCTGCTATGAACTTAGCTTATGAAATAGATATTGACAAAGCTGAGGCAATATTAAGAGTTGAAGAAGGCTCTAGCGTATCTAAGATGAGTTCTAAGGAACTTAAAAGAGATTTATTGTTGTTTGCTCAAAGCAAACCTAGACTGTTCTTAGAACTTGCTAATGATGAAAACGTAGAGCTTAGAAACTTTGCTATAAAAGCTACAGAAGCTGGAATCATTAAGCTTTCTCAAGATCAAAGATCTTTTTCTTGGGCGTCTAATGATA